TCTAAACGTGCAGGAAGCCCACACCTGTGGGTTCACACGCAGGCAGGAGAGCAAGCAGCAACGTCAGGTCAATACATCGCCATCAATCTGAGAGGCCACGTCAGCATCCACAACACAAAACCAGACGGCTGGATGAAAGAAATTATTGCAGGCGTTGCCTTCGCAATCATTGTCGCAATTGTCGCCATCGCAATGCTCTCCTTTTAATCAATCGCAATTAATGGGAGTTGACACAAATGTTTTTGATTGACCCAGAATCAATGCATGATAAAACAAATAAAAATTAGGGGTTAGGTCACTCTTACTTTTAGTCAGATTTAAACCTTCGCAGTTGCCGCTGCGAGGGTTTTTTTATAACAAGAACGACAACCCTTTTTTTTAATTTAATTTTGCATTATATGAAAATTAAAGGAGGGCCGCATTATGGCGAAAAAAACAACTAAGAAAAAATCAGTCGGCAGGCCGAAGTTTAAAATAACAGAAGAAGTGCTGCAACAGACGCAAAGCCTCATGGCAAAGGGACTGACAAAAGAACAGTGCGCTGGAATGCTAGGCATTTCAGTCTCTACCTTCATGCTTCATCAGGCAGAAAATTCGGAATTTTCAGACGCCATAAAAAGGGGCGAGGCAATGGGGATCGACGCCGTGACCAACGCCCTCTTTGAAAATGCTACTGTCCAGCGCGATAACACAGCCATCATATTCTATCTAAAAAATCGTGCAGGCTGGAAAGATGTCAAAGACATGAACGTGAAAGACGAGAAAATAATTACGCTAGACCTTACAAGGATCGGGATGAATGAACTCAGCGCACTTGAAGCAGCTTTTGAGCAGCCTCACATTGGAGCAAGTCAGGGCCGAAAAATACCGCAGATCATTGAGGGAGTTTACGAAAGCCGCTTGGCCGACGATTGAACCGGGCGTAGATTTCAAAAACAACTGGCACATAGATGCCATCAGTGATCACCTCCAAGCCGTGGTCGAAGGCGACATCAAGCGCCTGATCATCAACGTGCCGCCACGCCACATGAAATCAATCAGCGTGGCCGTGGCGCTGCCTGCGTGGACTTGGGCAACACAACCATCCAAGAAGTTTCTCTATGCGTCCTACGCTGCCTCCCTGTCGATCAGGGATAGCACCAAGTGCCGCAGGTTGATCGATAGCCCGTGGTACAAGGCGCACTTCGGTGACAAGTTTAAGCTGACCGACGATCAAAACCAGAAGCAGCGTTTTGAGAATGATCACACAGGCTATAGGATCGCCACCAGTGTTGGCGGCGCTTTGACTGGGGATGGGGGAGACATTATCGCAATTGACGATCCCCACAATTCGATAGAAGCCGACAGCAGCGCGGTCAGGGAGGGTGTGCTGGAGTGGTGGGATCAGGCTATGCAGACGCGCCTTAACGATCCAAAGACGGGCGCGTTTGTCATCATCATGCAAAGGCTGCACGAACAAGACCTCACGGGCCATATACTCGCCAATGAGCTAGGCAATGAATGGGATCACCTATGCCTGCCTGCCAGATATGAGATCGGCCACCCAACGCCCAACAGATCAACTCTTGGCTTCACAGACCCCCGCACAGAAGAGGGGGAGCTACTGTGGCCCGATAGGATGGACGAGAAGACCCTGACCACCCTAGAGCGCAGTCTTGGCTCCTACGCAGCCGCAGGGCAGCTACAGCAGCGGCCAAGCCCCAAGGGCGGCGGTATCCTCAAGTCAAGCTGGTGGGTGCCGTGGGAAAAGGAAGACCTCCCCGAAAATATCGAATATGTAATCCAATCGTGGGACACAGCCTTTGAAACAAAGGAAAGCTCTAGCTTCAGCGCCCGTACCACTTGGGGCGTATTCAAGCACCAAGGATACGACTGCGCTATCGTGCTAGAGGCGTGGTACGATAAAGTTAACTACCCAGAGTTACGCAAGCTGGCGCAGGAGGCATACGATGACTGGGAGCCAGACGCAGTGCTGATCGAAAAGAAGGCGTCAGGGCAATCCCTCCTGCAAGACCTCAGAATGGCAGGGGTGCCAGTGCTGGCGTACAGCCCAGACCGCGATAAGGAAGCTCGCGCACACGCCGCATCTGCCCTGCTGGAAGACGGCAGAATATTCTATCCCAAGCGCAAATGGGCCGAAGATTTGATCTCAATATGTGCCGCCTTCCCAGCGCACCCAAATGATGATATCGTTGACACTTGCACCCAAGCATGGCTAAGACTGAGAAAAGGATGGTTCTTAGGCCACACTGAAGACCCCGACGAGGACGATTATCAAGAACCGCAAAGGATAACTTTATATGGCTGATCCAAATGTAATCCCGTTTGCTGAAGGCGCACCCGCAGATGACCTGATGGTCGAGACCCTCCCAGACGGTGACGTGCTGATCGGTGATCCAGAGCTTGACGATATCGAAGAAAGCGACAGCGGCTTTGACGCAAATCTCGCAGAAGAGATCGACGCACGGGAGCTATCGGCCAAGGGCGCGGAGCTTGTCAGCTTTTACGAAAACGATGAAGCCGCCAGAGACGAGTGGAAAACACGCTACAAAGCTGGCCTCAAAACCTTAGACCCAGACGGTGGTCTGGACGAGGGAGAAGACGAGAGGGCCACCCGTGGCCTGTCCATCGTTGTTCACCCCCTAATCGCAGAAGCGGCAACCCAATTTAACGCCAAGGCCATCGCAGAGCTTTACCCGTCAGGTGGCCCAATCAAGTCGGTCATCATTGGTCAGCCAGATGAGGAAATCGAAGAGCAGGGCCGCAGGGTCAGAGAATTTATGAATTATCAGATCACAGAGGAAATGCCCGAATACTTTCCCGATCTGGATCAAATGCTGTTTCACCTACCGCTGGTCGGTCAGACGTTCAAAAAGGTGTGGTGGGACGTAAACCTCGACAGGCAATGCAGCCAGTTCGTCAAGGCAGAAGACTTCTGCGTGGCTCCAGAAAGCAAAGACCTCTACACATCCCCACGCTATACTCACGTCATCAGGATGCCAAAGAACGAATACAATCGCTACGTTCAAAACGGCTACTACCTCCAGACCAGCGATGCAGGCAGCGACGATGTCGATCCAGCCGACAGCGTTATTGGCGAAATCGAGGGCGTTGATGAATACGACGATAGCAATGATGACATAATCACACTGCTGGAAATGCACGTCTATGATTTGTTCGACGGCATTGATGGCGAAGAAATGGATGAAGAGGATCAGGACGATAACGCTGTCGCCCTGCCCTACGTCATTACCATTGATTACGACAATCAAAAGATCGTGTCGGTCAGGCGCAATTGGCGCGAAGACGATGAGATGAAAAAACGCCGTGACTGGTTTGTGAGCTACAAGTTCTTGCCCGGACTTGGGTTCTACGGCTTTGGCCTCTATCACATGATCGGTGGGCTGGGCAAAGCAGCGACAGGATCGCTTCGCGCCCTTCTCGACAGTGCCGCATTCGCAAATATGCAGGGCGGGTTCAAGCTGCGTGGCCGTGTTACTGGCGGCGATGTGCAAGTTAACCCCGGTGAATTTGTCGATCTCGACAGCACCGTCGATGACGTTAACAAAGCCATCATGCCACTGCCGTTTAAGGAGCCGTCAGGGTCGCTGTTTAATCTGTTGGGCTTTATGGTTGAGGCAGGCCAACGCTTTGCATCCACAGCCGATCTCAATGTCGGTGACGTAAATCCAAACGCCCCAGTGGGATCGACAGTTGCCCTAATTGAGCAGGGATCGAAGGCGTTCAGCGCAATTCACAAGCGTCTGCACTACTCGCAGGGCCAAGAATTTAAAATGCTGGCGGCTCTAAACGCAGAAAATCTGCCAGAAGAGTTTACGTTCTCACGCGCTGGAGCAGCCGAAACGATCTATGCAGCCGACTTTGATGACCGCATTGACATCGTGCCTGTGTCCGACCCCAACATCTTTAGCACCGCCCAGCGCATCGCGCAGGCACAGGCCGTGCTGCAAATGGCGCAGGCCGCACCGCAGCTTCACGATATGTACGAGGCATACAAGCGGATGTACGAGGCGATCCGCATTCAGAACATCGATGAAATACTGAAAAAACCAGAAGAAGCCGTCCAGATGGACTGCATCGATGAAAATATGAGCGTGATGTATGGCAAGCCAATCCGCGCCTTCATTGAGCAAGACCATGAGGCGCACATCGCGGTGCATATGCAGTTTCTGCAAGACCCATCTTTGGCTGGCAACCCCGGCGCTAAAACTATGCAGCCGATCTTAATTGCCCACATTGCAGAGCATATTGCGTTGCTGTACCGCCTGAGAATGCAGGCCAGTGTGGCAATGCCACTGCCGCCACTGCCCGACTTTAAAGACCCCAACTTTAAGTTTGAGGACGTTGATCCAGAGCAAGATCGCCTAATTAGCCAACGGGCCGCAGAAGTGGTCAGGGCCGCACCCCAGATGAAGCAGATCGAAGCCATCAGGGGCGTTGGTCAGCAGGGTCAAGGTCAGGGCAATCCACTGGAATACGCGCAGCAATTGGCAAAGCTGGAGACCGAAGCCCTTACGGCTAGAACACAGGCGCAAATTGCTGCCGACCAAGCCAAGGCTCAATCGAACATTCAGATCAAGCAGGCAGAGGCCAAGCAAGATATGCAGATCGAAATGGCAAAAGCGCAGGCAGATTTGCAGGCGAAGGTCACAAAGCTGGAGGCCGAATTGCAGCTTGAGCGGGAGAAGAACGCAGCAAAACTAGAAATGGA